ACATTCAACGTACAGTTTTGAGCAAATGCAACAAGATTAGTTGTTCCAGTGCTATAAACTTTTATTTCAGTTCCATTTAAAATAGCCATTTTTTTTCTTTTTTATATTAATTAATTATTTTCTTCGGCAACTTTTTGTTTTGCCTTTTTTTCTTTTTTTTCTTTTAAGTAACCATTCTCTTTTAAAAAAGCAATAGTTTCTTTATTTCTTATTTCTAATATGCTACCAGCTTTATTTACTTGCCCAGCATATCTCCAATCTTTATTTAATTTTATTTTCATATTATTTTCTTTTAACTTGTCGGATTAATTTGTCTAATTTCAAAATCTAAAGCCTTTCTATAAATACCAGCATCACCACTTGTATCATCAAAAATATCATTATAGCTTTGAAATTGACTTGATTGTATTTGTTCACCTCCATATGTTCCCTCATTAATTCTATCCATTGCAACCCTAATTTTCTGAGCTAAATCAGATGCTTGTGAATAAGTTTCACTATAACAAGAAATCATTACATCATTTGTATCTAATGTTGATGCTCCATCTTTTGTATCATTTGGCTGAACTCCAGTAACATCATAAATAATAAAAGGAAATGTTGTAGTCTGAGGAGCAACATTTGGAAATATTCTTGTACCTACCAATGTGCTAACATCACTATTAGTTGATAAAATATTATATATTGCTTTTCCTATTTCCATTTAATATCCAAATTTACCATATTTCTGCAATCTTTTTTCATGACTTTTAATTGCTTTAGCCATAACTATTTCAGAATCTTTCATTATATTATTTAACATAGAATCTTTTGTTTGTTCATAAGCTGGTTGCATAAATTTTTGTGCTTTACCAGTAGCTCTTCCTCCAAACATAACTTCATTTCCATATTCAAGCCAAGCCCCATAAAATCCAGATTTAGTATATATTTTCTTTTTATTAGAGCCTTTATATGTTTTATCTCTTTTTGCAAAAGCTCCTTTTACTCTTGGACCAACATATCCTCCATTATATCTTCTACTTGATTTTGTAGTAAAAAAACCAATACTTCTTTTTAATTGTCCAGTTTTTGTGGGAACTAATGACTTTGCTTTTTGAATTAAAGGCTTTGAATTTTGTTTAAATAATTTAACCCAAATTTTGTTTTTATTAACTTGATCTGGCAATTGTCTAAATAATTGTTGGATTTCATTTAACCCAAAAATTTCAACACTATTATTTTGTCTATAAATTGCCATTAATCTTTATTCTCACAAATTATTTCTAAAAATGCTTCTCTTCCATCTATTTGATTTATAACCTTTGGAAAGTAATATTTACTATCATAAGTTAATCTTGATTGTAAAGATAAATTACTCATGTCTAAATTTCTAATATAAACATGGAGCTTTGTCATTCCAGTTATTTTTTCACTTTGATCTGTTCCTTCACTTCCACCCTTCCATTCTATTGCAGCCCAAACTGTTCTAAAAGCAGAATAACTTCTTGTCAATTCACCATAGCTATTAGCTGAGGTACTAACTGTTTCTATTATTACTCTTCTGTCAAGTTCTCCTATTGTCATCCTACTATCTGAACTTTATATGTATCTAATAACCATTTAACATTCATTGGTAATTCAGTTGCAATTCTACCTATTACAACACTATTTCTGTTTTGATAAAAGTTACCTATTGTCAAAAGAATAGCTTGTTTTATAATCTCTGGCACATCACTTGCAGCACTTCCATAACCAACTGTGTATCTTGCAACAACAGCATCATTTCTTTTTGTTATTTCTGGAAAACTTTTATCATCAGCTAATTGAATTTGTGATGGCTCATATTGTAACTGAGTATCATATATTGTTGCACTTAGTGTTTGTAATGAATTATCACTATCATAATATTTAACATGAGCAACAGCACTTACTTTGCTTTTAAATAAAGTTTGTAGCTGTGCAAAATCACTACAAGTTTGTTCAATAACAGTATCAATAAAAAATCTATTTGTGTACTCTTCACTCAATTGTGTTGCAGCTTTTATAATAGATGTAATATAAGTATCATCAGCAGTTGTATCAACTTTTAAATGAGATTTAGCCTCAGTTAAAGAAACTGGATAAGTAGATGCTGGAGTAATTACTTGATATGTTTTCATATTATTTAGTTATAAAAAAAGGGATGATGGTAATTCCACCACCCCTTTTTAAAAATTAATTATTAATTACTATGCTTCCAAGTTTTTCTGGAATGTTGCAGCTTGAACAGCAGCAGCATCTACTAATGATGTAATAACCATTCTTGGCACACCAGTTGCAGAGTTAGTATATGGATCAAATAATATATCTAAACCACCAAACTGAGCAATATGTACTTTAGAGAAATCTCCAAATAAAGCAGCAGTTTTTGAAGCAGTACCACCAGAGTTTAAGTTAGATGTAATAAATGAGAAATACCCATTTAATCTTTTATCAGCATTATCATATAAAGCAGAAACACCACTTACTTGAGCTAATGCTTTTACATCAGCATAAGCAGCTGGATTTAGAATGTAAGCCATTCTTGCTCCTTCTAAAGATACGTTAGCAGCTAATAAATCAGTTTCCATTTTTTGTACATTAGCTACAGAAATAACAGATGTTGCTACAGATGTCGCATCTTTAAATAAAGATGTTGGAGCATTAGTTACATCATCATTTCCTAAAAAAGCAGATTCCATAGTTGATGCAATGTTAGCAGCCATATTTCTTTGTAAAGCAGCTTCTAATCCAGTATTTTGAATCATTGATTCTTGCGACATATTAACTATTGAAATTAGTTTTTTTGGTGATAATGTTACAGATCCAGTAGTTCCAAGAGTTGCAACAGTACCAGATGATCCATCCTCAGAAACAAATGTTGAATCTATACCAGAAAATACTGGAAATTTCATATTGTTAATTCCACCATAAAAATTTGCTCCAGCAGATGCCATTACTAAGTTTGCTTCTAATTGATCAGTAAAACTCATTGTTTGTACAGAGTTTACATCAGCTGCACTTGTGTTTGCTCTTTTTAAAACTGAAGATGGTATTCCAATACCTTTTACTGAGCCTCCAGTATATCTACATTCGTTTACAGCTTCCTCATGCATTTCTTTTACAATACCTTCCATGTTTCCACTATAAGCAGCTCTTGCAGCAGCTTGGAAAGAAAATTTTTCAATATCTTTGTCTTTCTTTGTAGCAGTAACTCCAGAAACTACAGCAGCATTTCTTTTTATTGTTTCCATTTTTTCAGCTCTTTCTATTTTAGCATCTAAATTGTCAACTTCTGTTAACAATCCATCCACTTGATTATTTTCTTCAGAAGATAAATCTCTTTCCTCAGTTGTAGCAACATCTTTAATGCTTTCCAACTGAGAAATAATATCAGATCTTTCCTCTTTTAATACGATTGATGTTTTCATTTTTTAATTATTTTAATTTATTTTCTCTTTTTTAATTCAATATTTAATGAGATAAGAGAGCCTCTCACTAAATTGTTTTCTTTTTCTTCAATTATTTCTTCTTTAGTTTCCTCAACTAAACTTTCTTGATATTCTTTTAATCCTCTTTTAGCAACTACTAAATCACTTTCAGCCATGTTGTAAGCTGGGTATGTAACAGGGCTAACATCATAAAGCCTATCTATTTTTTTAATTGTTCTAATGTTGTTTCCCTCATCATCAGTTGACCATTCATCTTCTGCAACAGTAAAAGCAAAAGAGCTTTGTGTAATATCACCTCGTTTCATTGAGATAGCTAAATCTTTTCCATATGATGTTTCTGGCATTTCAAATTCATACTTTAATCCCCTTTCATCAGCTGATAATTTTAATGTTCCAGATGTGCTTCTTGCAAGAATTAGATTTGGATCATGATTTATTAAACTACGAACATCAGAAGAGTTAATTAAAGATTCATTAAAAACTCCTCTTTCCACAAACTCATAGAATCCACCAAGATTATTTGATCTTGAATCATAAACACTTGCATATCCAACAACAACATCTTTACCATCATCTGTTGAATCAACTCTTGTTTCTACGTTAAAAATTCTTTTTTCCATATTATTATTATTTATATTTCTTACTCCTTTTTCTTCCTCTTCAATTATTTCTTTTCTTTTTCTTTCACTCCATTTAACAGCCGCATCACCACCCCACAAAGCCCAAGCTATTCTACCAGCACTTGGAAAACCATCTTCATCTGGAGTAAACCCTTCACCTTGTTTATCTACTTCATGCCTTTTTAAATAGCTAAACATTCTTGTTACTCTATCTGGAGTTAATGAATTGTCAATTATCATATTGGCTGTTTTTAATCCAACCTCTGTTCCACCTCTTCCAAATTCAGCCCTCCATTCTTTTCCTTTTTTTGCCTCAGCAACCATCCCATCTGTTGGAGTTAAATCTATGTCAGACAATGCTCTGTAATCACTATTGTCATCATCAGCTTGTTTTTTAGAATCATATTTACAAGCTCCAGTTTCACCCCATTTCCATTTGCCATTAGCACATTTAAGTGATGGCATCCTCTCCAACTTTTTCTATTGTTGTCATATTCATTTGCATAAAATGTTTATCACCACCTTCAATAGAATTTAAATTTTCTTTTTGTCTTACTTCATTTATAGACATATATCCATTTGTAATAGCTGTTTTATATGCCTCAGTTCTTGATTTTACATCACCTCTTAACAATCCATTTACATTAAACTCAACAAATGTTTTACCAAGTTCATTTGTTCTAAACAATTTTAAATTCATCTCTTGTTCAATTCTTGTAATGTAAGGCATCAATGTATATGTAACAAACTCTTGTGATTGCATTTCAATATTATTAAAACTTGATTTGCTTAAATCTTTTAACATATGTGGAGGAACATTAAATATTCTTGCAACCTCTTCAATACTAAATTGTCTTGAACTTAAAAATTGTGCTTGTTCTGGGCTTATAGAAATTGGCTTAAATGTTAATCCTTCCTCTAAAACAATTGTAGAATTACTGTTTTTTAGTTTACCATAGTTATTATTAAAACTTGTTTTTAGTCTTTGCAATGCTGTATCACTTAAAGCCCTATCAGTTTGTAAAATGGAAGATGGCTTTGCTCCATTAGAAAAGAATGTTGAGCCAAACTCTTCTAAACTAATTGACCAATTTAATGCTTTTAAACATTGATCTATTGGACTAATACCATTAATACCATCATCTGTTAGTGTTTTAAAATGTAAAATATCAGATGAATCTAATACTCCATTTTCAGTTTGATAAAATAATTCATTGTCATTTACTACAACAGTAACACTTTCTGGATCTATACAAATTAATTGTGTTGGAATACCAGAATTATTTCTTATTATTTGAACGTAAGAATTACCAGTTGTGCAAATACAAAGCATTATAAATTCAAAAAATGTTATTTTATTTTGATAATAGTTTGGCTTAAATTTAACAAGATTATATATTGGACTTTTAGAATCTTCAACCTTATCACCATTTGGCTGTTTAGAATAAACCGATACTGGTAATGAAGAAACTGATTCAGCAAGTAGTCTTATTGCACACCAAACAGCTGTAAGAGTTAATGCTTTATCAGTATCAATAACATTGGATTGTGGGAATATACTATTCAGAGATAAATCTCTTTTTTGAGTTTTAGGAGGAATGAATACGTTTGTTATTCTTTCAAGTAAAGTCAATGTGAAATTTTTATTTTCACAATAATACGATTATAAAAAGTTATAAAAAAATATATTTACTTTTACTTTTTAACAATATTTAAAGTGACAATATTCCTCTTGTATCATAAACACTATCTCCACTTTCAGTTGTAAGATGACAACCTAAAGCCATAACCAAAGCAACTACTGGATCAATACGATCAACACTCTTACTTTTTGAAGGTTTTATATTTGATGCTGGATCTTCTTGTAATGTTACATTACTGATACACCAATTCATGCATGGATTATTATTGTGG